TTTAGCCATTGCATCTGCAATATCATCGTAAAGATTCAACTCCCATGATGCCCTCGAACCAACATAGGCCATGAGGTCGATAGCCAAACCTTCAAGGTGTTTTGATCGCATTGTTTGGCTCGCTCCTTTGGCAACAAGTTCCTTCTGTTCTGCTTCCGTACGGAGACCACAAATCACACCGAAATCCACTTTTGAATAGTTTATGGCCGAGGTAACACACTTTACCATATCTGGATGTACACCCTCTAATTTATCTAAAGATCTTTGACTTAATTTAAAACTCATTTTGTTAATCCTTTCTGCTTCTCATACGTCCGTAATCCTCCAATTCCTAGCATTCCGCCTAAAACCGTAAGAAGTGTATTCATTTCAAATTTTGGTAAATCTGGTATTTCTATACCTATCAAAGCCACTACAAAAATAATAACTGGCTGAAGAACAAAGTGATAGCCAAAAGCAATCCCACAGATCCAACCAATGCAAGGACGCCAGCCACCTTTAAAAAAGCTTCCTGACGCTGCCTCAACAGCGTTGACATTAATTTGGGCGAGGGCCAACTCTTGAGCGTGTTTTTCTGACATGGTTGCAATCTCATGGGATAACTTTCGTTTGAGATCTTGGTCAGGTATTGCTTTGTCTAGTATCTTAGATACTGGTTGTATAAGACTATCTAGTAACCCCATTACCCTCCCCTTTGTTTCCACGCTTTGCTAACTGATTGAATCCAATGAAAGACCCAATTATTCCCATGTTTGATATTATCCAAATTTCGGCAATTCCTGAGAGATGATCAATTCGATCTATGGGTATGAGAGGAGTCATTAAAACAACAATAAAAACTGTAACTGTTAATGCAGAAAACCAGACTAAATGACGTTGTTGATCTTCTTTCTTGTCACGGTTCTCAAGCAAAACCATACGTTCTCTTATTTCTAATTCTTTATCTGATACAATGCCATCACCATTGGTATCGGCTTTTGCGTATTTGGAATCTTTTTGTAATGTTTTCATCTTATAAATATCCATTTAGGTTCAAGATAAGTAGCCCAAGCATAAGCTAAAAGAACAATAAAAACAAATATAATATCTTTCTCAGACATTATCTTGTTGTTTTTTTAACCAAATGGCAAAGAATATTAGTCCTATAATAGAACATACCAGTATGATAACAAAAACACCTTCTATGATTTTCTGTTGTAGTTCTTGTCGCTTGTAAATAAGCTCTTGTCTTTGTTTACGAATAGTTCCCTCCATCTTCAAGAGGTCATCCCAGGCTTTAACGCCAAACTTGAATTTAACGTACTGTTGCAACTCATATCTTTGTTTTTCAAGGTTTTTTTGTGCAACTAGAGATTTCATTGCAGCTTCTTCTACCGTGTCACCACTCAACCACTTCTTATAGAATGGAGGGTTGGCTGTAGACTTTACCGCATTATCTATATCACTTGATGCTTTCATCCATCTTGAGAGATCAGACCCCATCTGTTCTATATCCCGTCCCATCGCAAACGCTTTCTTCAAATTGTTGAAAGCCACCGTGCTAAGACTAACAGCCGCAGTAATACTAGCTGGATCAAGCATTAGTTTTTCCTAGCTTGCCTTTGTACTTCTATTCTTTCTCTATTAACTTGATTTCTTTCATCAGCGATTTCTTCTTGACTTTCTATTCTTGCCGAATCAGTTACCGCTCTTTGTTGCATTTTAGCAACTTCAAGATTTACATCGTTCTGATCTTCTTGTGTCTTTCTCTGTAAATCTTGTTGTTTCAAATCAAGTTCTCTCATTCTAATTTGAACAAGAGGATCTGACATAGGATCATTACCAGTAGGCATAAGTTCTGGAATGATATCTTGTAATATTTTTTCTTGTTGATCTGTTATTAGTTTTTCTAATTGTGCTGGATCTTGCATGTTCTGTTGAACTTCAGCTATTTGTTGTTTGATAGCAGGACTATTTGAAGAACCACTTTGAGCTGTTAAATTAGCTTGTCTTAAAATACCTTGTATCTGTTCCATCACCATCTTTCTAGCTTTTTGAGAAACATGTTCCATAATGTGTGCATAGAAAGTACCCATGACTTGAGGAGAGGTAGACACAAGAGGTGTCTTCATAAACATCAAGTGCATACGAATATGCACATCGTGATTTTGTTCTGGAAAAGTATTTAGTATCTCACCCATCAAAGCTCTTGCATTCTCAATGGCGGGATCTAGAGGTTCAGGTTGAGGAGGGTTAGGAAGGATCTCCTCTATGTTTTGAACTTCAAGAGCCTGATACATTCTTTTATACGCAAGATGCAAATTATGGAGTTGTGGATTGGATTGTGCTAATTGCAACTGCGTCTGAGCTAATGTAACTCTTTGCGCCATTGAGAATATGTTTGGATCACTTACAGGAATAACATCTACACGATTATCAAAATCTTGTGCTTTAATATTTTTAGCCGCTCCTGCAACCTCATAAGGATACTCTGGCGGCAAATTCTCACTGAATATTCTAGCTAATATTCTAAATTCATTCTTTTGTGCATAGTGTAGTCTTTTGTGAATCGCAGACATGACTTTCATTCCACGTTCTAAAAGAGCAACTGTGGTTCCAACAGGAGCTTGAGAGTTCATGTCTCCAGTTTTTGTATCAGCCAAAGATACAAAACGTCTACCACCTTCAACCAAAGCTCCAAGTAATTGTGATAATGTTCCAGATGGTTCTTTGTAAGGCAGTGGAATAATAGAATCTCTAATGTTTCCACCCGGTGCATCTATATCCCGCCACTCACCCGGTTGTAAAGGCTCGTCATCATTTCGAACCCTCACACCTCTGGCCTTGAAACCGGCAGGGAGATTCGCAAGAGTACCCGCATCTATTAACTGACGCAAGATACTCGTGGCTGCTCGTCCAAGACCACCAATCATGTGAATCAGACCAAAGCCATAAAAGCCAAGACCTGGCATAAACTTATAGTGAACAAAATATTGCATCTTCTTTGCAAGTCCAGCACCCTCTGGAAAGTTACGTCTAATAGAAAGAATCTCTCCAGAACCCTCATCAATGGTTACAATATAAGGTAAAGCTATTCCTGTTGGTTCTCCTGTTGGAGACATATCTTCAAATCCTTCTAGATCTAAATCTACGTGCATCTCCAAAATAGTGAATACTTCATCAGTATATGTCTTGGATGTTCCTTGTATCTCATCTACTTTTTCTTTAACTGTGTTTTCTGTAGCTTCATTCTTTATCAGTTCAACATCACGATAAATACCTGCAACTTGCATCTTCCTTACTTCGTTTGCATCCATTCTTAAAACGTGTGTTACACGAGATGCAGTGTGTAAATCAGAAGAAGAATATGGAACAACTAAATCTTGTGCAGGTATAAACTTAGATACAGGACGTTGTCTTGCAGGATCAAAGTAAACTTTTTTAAATGTAGATCCAGATAAAGGTAAATAGAAAAGTAATTGATCCATGTCTGGATCAAACTCCTCCATCACTTCCATGATCTGATAGTTCATAAAATCTTTAACTCTCGCTGCTTGGTCTTCTCTTGCTTGATCTTGAAGACCTAAGACTTGAACTTGAACGGGACCTCCAGAAGGTATAAGTTCCTTATAAGCTTGTGCTTGAAACTGCGTGACGCTTTCTGCTATCAATGGATGTGTCACTCCAGAAGCACCTTCAAAGGGTTGTGTTCTTTCCTCGTGCTTAACACCTAATTGATCTAAACCTTTGGTATAAGACTCTTCCCACTCTGAACGAGATTCCAAATCCTCTTCATAAGAGTTTTTAAGTTCAGAGGATAATTCTCCTCGATAACCTTCATCAATTAAATCTGCTAGGTTATCCATGTGACCAACTTGTTGTTGTGGTTGTTGTGCTATAGATTGAGCTAAAGCTTGAACAATTGCACCCCCTTCAGGGTTTTGTATAACTTCTGCACCCCCTTCAAAGTTAGGTGGTTGTGGTACAGGTACATCCACTGAAGCAGGACCCGGTGTCATGTCCTCAGTTTTAATTGTTGGTTCTACAGCCATCAGTAATACTCCCGCTTGCGGCGATAACTTTCTTCTTCCTCGTTCTCACCATTTAAAGATACAAAACCACCTTGACGAAATCTCATCAAGGCTAATGTCATACTATCACAGAAGTCATCATAGTCTCCATTTGGAAATGAAACAACCTCTTCTATTAATTCATCTGCAAATTTTTTATCTTTTGGGGCCCAGACAACACCCGCTTCGAACAAAGGAGCTACCATGTGCATCCTTGTTACTTTGTCTTTTCCTTTACCGGGAGAGAAGCCTAAAGCAGGTATTCCACGTAGTCTTAGCTCATCAATCAAGGGTGTACCAGTAGCTTTTGCCTCAATAATTACCATATCTGGTTCCCAATATTCGTATTCTTTGTACGCCGTTTCTTTTAATTCTGGAAAATTCCAACGTCCACGTTGTGCATCTAGCAAAATAAGGTGATCTGCCTCCCCTTCTTGTGGCTCAAACACTCCCCATGTCGTAATTGCGCTATAATCTGCTGTTTCCTTCTTAGAAAACGCCGTATCATAGGACTGAACGATGTATTTACAAAAAGGTATCTCTTCTTTTTCCCATATTTGCCACCAATCCCGCTTTACAATTGCAGATTCCGTGTTGGTAGGTTGTTGTTGCCACTGTGCATTCCATTTTCCTACGGGTAAAGAACCTTTTATAGACAATAATGAGTCTTTATTCCAAAATTCTGGCCATAATGGTTTGTCTGAGGGCAAAATTGCAGGAAATTCTACCACTTCCCACTTATCTGCCATGATATCACCACCTTGTGCAGCGATTAATCTACCTGTTAAGTCCTTTTTACCCCATCTTGTCATAACAATAATGATTGCACCACCCGGTTGAAGACGTTGACGAGGTCCAGAAGTGTACCATTCGTATGCATTATCAAAAGCAGAGTCACTCATAGCGTCTTGTTCACTGTGTGGATCATCAATTACAAACAAATCAGCACCACGACCTGTCACAGCCGCCCCAACACCTGCCGCAAAATACTCTCCACCCTTGTCTGTTTGCCATTTACCGGCACTTTTGTTGTCTTCTTTTAGATTAGTTGTTGGAAAGATGTCCTTATATTGTGGATCAGCAATCAAGTCTCTAACTTTTCTACCAAAACGTACCGCAAGCTCCGTGTTGTGAGTCGCTTGAATGATTTTTAGCTTTGGATTCCTACCTAAAAACCAAGCAGGCATCAAGTAACTTGCAAACTCTGACTTAGAATGACGAGGTGGCATGTTGATAATTAGTCTTTTCAACTCTCCTCTGGCAACCCTTTCTAATTTTTCTGCAATAATCCTATGATGCTTGCCCTCAATAAAATTTTCATAAACATAATGAGCGAAAGGCATGAAGTATTCTTGCGCTTTTTCTCTAATATCTAGCTTTTTCTTTGCTTCTGTAAGAGCTAGTATTTCTTTTAAGGCTTCTTCTGGTAACGCTTGTAAATTCATCTAGCTTCTTATTCTTCGTGCAAAACCGGGTCTTGTAACATAAGGCCTTGTTCCCACAGTTGGTCTACCTCTTTGAACTTTAGCAGCTTTCTCCACTGGTTGACAGATCCAAACACCATTTTGTTTCACCGCCTCATAACCTTCTGGACATATAAAAGGTGATTCATCCTTGTCATTAGCATTGTTCTTAACAGGAATAGTCGTCACTTGATCTGTTTGACCAGGCGTTCCTTTATCTTTATCTTTATCTTTATCTGTATCTTCCTCTTGTTCGTCTTTTTCCGCTTGAGTTATAACTGGTGGTTTCTTTTTACTTTCTGTTGCTGGAGTAGGTGTTTTATCCTCTGTAATTTGAGCAGGTGACGCATCAGTCGTAACTTGAGCAGGTGACGCATCTGTTGTTGTTGTTGTTGTCTTTACTGGACCTACCTCTGTTTTTATATCTTCAAAATCAGCGTCAACAAAATCTCTATCTTTGGTAGGAGTGACAGTTTCTGTTGATGGTTCACCACCTAGAATCTCTCCATCAAAAACAAAAGGATCAACTTCTCCCGGTTGACCAGTTGTCAACGTAGGTAAGTTAGCTACCTTAGTTAAATCCCCTTGATTACTAAGAACAAGATTATTTAAATCTGCGTCTGATAAATTAGTTGTTTGTTTTATATTATTCAGAATCTGAGGATCAATCTGTAAATTATTATTTGCTAACATACCTTTAATAGCTTGATCCGCAGCGATAACATCCAAGGAAGTGGCATCTGGAGAAGTCAAATCAGGTAAACCAAGTCTCGGAGGTTCAATTGCTTTTTGTCCTGTATAAGCTGATTCAATACCCAATGGTGTTACTGCTAATTGTCCTGCTGTCTTAGATATATTAGGATTGTATACACTTGGAGGACCATAGTCCGGTATTCTAGTAGGACGTTGAGTAAGTAGTTTTGGACCCGATAATTCTGGAGAAATAACATTTGGATCAAGAAGTGTAGGTATACCACCAACTTGAATATTTACATCTTGAGCATCGGGCGCAGATTGAACTTTTGGTGACTCTGTATCTACATCTGGTTCTGTGTCTGTGTCTACTTTAGTATCTGTTTTAATACCAACTCTAGTTGTCGTGGGAGTAGTGCCATAGATAGCTTCTTCAACAGCTGAAGCTAATACATCTTCAGAAGAATCCACATCAATCTTTTTACTAGAACCTGTATTTAAAGTTTTTTCTAAATTATCTAAAGCATAATACTGTTCAAAAGCTCCTTGCGCTCCTTGTGAAATTGGTCTTCCTATCATCTGTTGTGGTAAATTTCCTTTACCAAGAAGAGCATCTGTTGAAGATAACAACGCTGTATCAGCATAATAACTAGGAAGAGTTTGATTTATAACTGCAGCTTTTGCAGCTTCAACATTTCCATTATTAATCGCAAGAGCATCTGTAAAAACTTTAGAGTTATTAATTTCTCCAGAAGCAATCAACTCATCTAATTTATTAGCCATAACAACTTCACCACCCGGTATAGACTCAGCACTACTACCTAACAGATTAGCACCAAGCAAAAGTGGATTTCTACTTAAAGCAGTATCGATAACAGCATCAGCTAAATTCTCACCTTGAGCAAGAGGATTAAGACTTCCCTCTAAATTACTTATTTGTTCTCCTATACCACCCGTTCCAGACGTTAATCCTTTTTTCTCTAACTCTGAAACTTCACCACTTTTAAAAAGTAAAGGTTCCACCGCCTTAGTATAACTCTCTGATACATTTTTAAATTTATCTGCTAAATCACCAATAGCACCTTTGAAACGAAAATCATCCTCTCCCTCTCCCAAAACAGAAAAAGCTGCAGAAGCTCTCTGAGGACTAAAAACTTGGTTGTCTAAACCTGCAATCTCTAGTCTGTCCGATATAGCTTGATTCATCCTTTGAGCATTGTAAGGTTTAGAAAGTCCAGTGACCGGATTAAAATCATATAAATATGGAGCAAGACTACTCGTAAGTGCGCCAACTCCACTTAGCTTATCAGAAACACCTGCAAGAGGACGAGCGACTGCTCCCTTCAAAGTGTCAATTGCATATTGTCCAACATCTTTTACAGTGTCTAAAAAAGAACTGTCTTGCTCCTCTGGATAAGGAGCAAAATCCTCTGGACCAAGGGGAATACCTTCTTCTGTCGTAGTTGCAGCAGCAGGTGTAGCTCCTAATGCTACATTATCGAAAACAGTAGGTATCGTACCATCATCATCCGCATACGTAAAAGGATCGAAAGGATCAGGTGTCGTAGTAACAGTAGGTTGAACTTGTTGTTGAGCAAACTTGGATTGCTCTTGAAGTTGCAAATCACTTGGCGCACCCTCACTAACTACATCACCAAACATATTGTATGTAGCCGTACCCTTGTCACCAGATACCAAGGTTCCTAAACCAACTTCACCAGACGCTCCCTTCAGAGATTCACGTTCCGCAACTAAATCATTTAGCTCACTTGTCCATTCACCACCAGAAGCATCCAAAGCAGCATTGATTTGTGCCTGCACACTCGCTACTGTTTTACCAGAGCTTTTTTCTTCTTTTTCTGAGCCGCCGCCGCCGCCGCCGCTATCACCTGAATCTGCACCCATTATCTCTTCTCCTTGCCATTCAAACGGTAATTAGAACCTACTTTATTATATCCTCGCTTTTTCATCAAGCTATCAAATGCTTCAGAGTTAATATCTGTCGTAAAACCTAATCGAACTTCCGATACACCTCTACCTTCCGCCCACTCCTCAAATTTATCCAATAACCTCAATCCAATGCGACTACCACGCTTATCTTTCAATACAAACCAAGCCACATCATTCGCTACCAATTCCTCACTAAAAAAATATTTAGAAACAAATCCCGCATATAAACCCAAAGCTTCACCATCTCGTATCGCCAAAAATATAACTCTGTCCGGATCTTGAATATACATATCCATGATTTCAAACAATCTTTTCGAACTGAACTCCAAATGTGAATAACAACTCTCCTCATGCATCAAACGACCTAGATCAAAAATATAATTAAAATCCTCTAGTGTCGCCTCCCTATATTCTACTGTCATGCCTTCTTCTTTATCAAACTCGCCACTCCACCCGGTGCAGAATATCTGTATATATCAGAAAGACCAGGAACTT